TAGACCTAAGTTTGAGTCTATTTTTGTAGTTCCCGGCACGAAGGATGATTCAGATAAATACCACCAATTCCTAAAGGATAAGAGAGAGTATTATGATCTGGCTACACAGTATGACGTATATTATGATATGGAAAAGACCTTAAAATATCTCAAACAAGAGAGGAAAGATGGTATTGATTGGACTATACCAACATTACAGGGAAACTACCTACATCATATAGCTCAACTTAGGGCAGAACCAAACACAATGGTGGGTGTGGGTGAAATGAAAGACAGGGAAGAGATGAGAGAGCAGATTAGAAAGTTGCCAAAGAATGTAAAATATCATGGGTTGGCAAAGGCTAAATTCATTAAAGAGGGCGTATTTGATAGTGTGAATACAGCCATGTGGATAGGTGCTGTACTGTCAAAAAAGTCGGTGGTTTTGAATAATAATGAATCAATGACCATGCTTTTTGGTGAAAGAGGTAGGGGTATGATACCAATATTACGCCATGTATGTGAACAACATAAAGAACATATGGAAAAATGTGGAATAACCATAGATAAAATATTAGATTGCGACTATTCCTCTCTATTAAAAACACCAATAGCATTGATGTTTATGCCACAGCTTAAAGCGTATGGTTATTATGATGAAAACTTTGTAAAATAATCTTTATATACTTTGATTTAGTAATTGCCAACATGGGTAAAGATGAGGGTATTTTTAAGATAAAACCAATAGGCAAGGGAGGTCAGGTAGTTATTGATAAAAGAAAGACAGTATCACCTTTTAACTCTGCTAAGCATTTAAAAACTGCAAACATACCAGCATTATGTGATCAATGTGTTTATAGATCAATAGAAGATGGTGGTAATGGCAAGTGTCCAAAGTATGAAGCTGGTGCTGTATGTGCAATAAGAGAGGATTTTGTTAAATTCATAAACGAACTTGATACTAGAAAACCTGAAGATTTAAAAGAGATGTTAGATATGTTAGCGAAACTGTCATTTGAGAATGTGTTGATGGCGTTGACACAATCCAAGATGGATGGAAACATACCAGACAGAAATACAAAGGCAGAAATCAACTCATTCTTACAGATAATGAAAGGATTAAACGAATTAAGCTCTAAGGTAATTTTGTCAGAGAAGGCAGAATACACCAAAGAGGGCGACATATCAAACATATTCAGACAGATAAAAGCACAGAAGACAGAATGAACGAGATATATAATATAAAGCATTGTATTTACTGTGGCAAGAAAGGATTCAAAGACTCTGATGAAGTGATACTGCATATAAAGTCAAAACATATGGTGATTGGCAGTGGTTAATGCAAACCTATCAGACGAAGAAAGGTTGAATGACACTAACCATCAATACAGTAATAATTACTGTCCTAAATGTGGTCATTACCCTGAAGTGTCCATGATAAGAGAAGTAGATTGTGAGTGTGATTGCCATGAATCTAAGCCTTATGAAAACGACAGGGGTATTCCAAGAAATAGAGGATGATGTTTAGATGATATGCTGTGTGAAATGTGGACATTGTACTGATGAGGTTATAGCAGAAATGATGGCTTGTAGGTGTAAGTGTCATGGCTAGACCAGAGAAGGAGGTGTTGGAAGAAAGACAAAATTTCTTGCAAACTCTAACAGAGTGTGCAACTGATCCAGCCAAATTTAGTAAGATATTCCTCAACCATGAGTTGTTTCCATATAATGAAAAATATGTGAATTGTAAGGATAGGTTTATTGTGTATAGATCAGGTCGGCAGGTAGGTAAAACAATGAGTACGGCAGTTAAGGCAATACACTTTGCGTTCTTCGCACCCATTATGTTAAAGACAGTAAATACAGATTGTACAATAGTAATAGCAGCACCTACACAAAATCAGGCTACAATCATGTTCGGCAGAATTAGGGATTTGATAATAAACAATGATTTTCTAAAGGGATATATCGTAAGAAACACACAGACAGAAATGCACGTTAGATTTTTAGACAATACAGGATCATCAAAAATAATTACAAGGGCAACAGGCGAAACAGGTGTGTCTTTGAGAGGTTACTCACCTCACGTTATTATTGCTGACGAATGTTCTTTCATCAAGACGGACATACTTAAAGCATTTCTTCCTTCAGGTTTGGCAACACAGGCTAGGGTGTGGTTAACATCAACGCCATTTTCAAAAAGTGGGTATTTCTACGAGGCGTGTCAAAACGCAAAACCAAATAACCCAGATGGTATGTGGACAGAGTTCCATGTAGAATCTACACAGAACCCATTGGTTGAAGAAGATCCTGCCTTCTTAAATGAAATTAAAAAACTAACAAGAGAAGAATATGTTCAAGAAATTAAAGGTGAGTTCTTAGATATAGGTGATGCATTAATACCAAACAGTTTGATAATGGAAGCCATAACAGATGGGACTCCAAGTGGCAGGGTAAGATATTATATGGGAGTAGATGTTGCTAGAACAGGAAGAGATGAAACAGTATATACAATATGTGGTGTTGATGATAACAACACAGTGTTTGTAGAAGAGGTTGAAAATGAAGGACAATCTAACGTGGTTCAAGTTGCTGGAAGAATGGGTGAGCTTGCACGAAAGTATGATGTGCAGACAATATACATAGACGAAACAGGGCTTGGTGGTGGACTTGTAGATCTTGGGAGAGAGAATGGATTGCCTGTTAGAGGGGTTATTTTTACACTGCAAGAGAAGGCAGAAATGTATAAGAATCTTAGGCTGTTGTTTGAGAATCATAAAATCAAATTAAAGAACATAGATAAAATGGTTTATCAGTTATCATATCTTAGAAGAGAATATACAGAATCAGGCATAATGAAGATAAAGTCAGATGAGCATGACGACTATCCTGACAGCTTGGTGTTGGCGTGTAAAGCAGTACAATCTGGTGATGGCTGGTATGTATTAGAGGTAGGAAAAGGCTTAAAAGATGCACTATTTGGATAGAAACTTTATAAATGAATAGAACAAGTGGTATATATGGTAGATCAAGTTAAAAAGCCTTGGAAACATCCACCCATAAGAAACCCAAGCACAGGTGAAGCAGGACAATGGCAAGATGTGTCAGGCAGATCAATTTTTATTCCTAATGGTGAATTAGATCCTGCAGCAATAGGCGATGCAGAATTAGACGGTTGGGAACATCCACCTCCAGCTTATCAATCAGAGGGAGAGGCAGATGAAAATCCAAACGAAGAGGTAGAGAAAATTCCACTTCCTAATAACAATCAAGAGATAGATAAACCATCAGGTAGTTCAGAATTTGGCTTTGGCTCTGATGTAGAAAGTACGCCTGAACCAATGGAATATATGAAGAAACCTGTAGTACCACAGGGATCACAGCCAGTAGGAGAAAGGGGAACTTCAAGACTAGAACATGAAGATCCAGTAGGAATGGTACAGCAGAGTAAGGATTCACCCGGTCAAGGCAATTTAGACATGGGATTTGTACAAGGTAGGGGTGAGAATGACATTGAGGGCAGACATAGTGAAACTTATATAGGATCGGCAGGAAATAGAAGTAGGAATACAGATATGAATAAGATCTCAAACACAAAAGTAGGTGACGATATACACTTCTATGTCAACGGCAAGGAGGATAGAGGCGTAGTTGTTAAGATGGGCAACACTTATATACAGGTTTTTAAGGAAGATGGAAGGCTACACGACATTCATATAAACGATACATTTTTTGTCAAGGATATATTAGTGAATAAAGTGTGGGATAACATGGGCGAAACTGAAAGATATGAAGCACTTCAGAAAATTCACGCACCATCACCAAGATTTATAATGAAAAGTTGGAATGACTTACCAAAAGAGATTAAAGATTTACTTGTAACAAAGACAGGATTTACATATGAACCGGGCGAGACAAGTGATTCAGAATCAGAAGATCATAGTAGAACAGGTATGCAACAAACATCAAAGAAACTCTATGTACAACGTGAGGGTGGTGAGATAGATCCATCAATAGAAATGGAAAGAGAAAAATCAGATGTAGAATTACAACAAGGAAGAGAAGAGCCACTATTAGGTGGTGTTTCAACAATAGAAGAACCACTAGATGCAGAAGAAGATTATGAAGGACAAACACATGACAGTAAAGACGAACAATTTAAACATAAAGAATCAGAATTTGATGCAGCAACAGGACAGAGAAAAGGTCTAGCAGCAGTTGGATTAAGTGAAGATGATGCAGCAGATAAAGGCGACTCGCCGGGATTTAACGCAATCTATGGTCAATCAGGTGGAGTGGCAGGCAGAGATGATAAATATTCAGGTGAAAAATCAGGAACGGTAGGAGTACCAGATTACAATAAAAATAGTTTTGGAATTAAATATGTCAAAACAAAAGCAGGTAAGTTTTGGTGTGAACAACATCAAGCATGGGAAACAGAACAATCTCATAGCCAGCCTCCATCAGGCGTTGGAACTTGACCGAATGTGATGAGTGTGATTGTGGTTGCGAAGACGACATCTGCGTATGCGATGATTGTGAGTGCGAACACACAGAATAGCCTTTAAATACTAGGTAGGTTTATATAGTAGGTTTATATAGTTTAAATACATGAGGCGTGACGTAGTACATAAGTGTATTGAATGTGGTGCTGTTTTGCCATATAGATATAAAGGAAGACAAAGAATATACTGTGGAAATACCTGTCGTAAAAACTATACAACAAGAAAAAAAAATAATTAAGATTTTGTAGGGTAAGTTGACTTGGCTGTCTTACTGTGAGGTTCTTTATTATCAACATAATATGTCAATATTTTATTAAATACAACTGCATCACTTTCATACATTTCACCATTCCTAGTTTTCTTTACTAATTCTGCAAATCTTCTAAACAACTCTTTATCTTTCCACGTTATAGAAATTGTTGTGTGCGTACTGTCTGCTTTCCTTCTAGCCATCGATTAGTATAAATACTGAATGATATATAAGTGTTGTGTTAATTAAAAACACTGCATCTGAACGTACAAATATCAATATCCCCTGCTGTATAATATCCAGTTTTTGGTATTTTGGTTATAGGTGTTCCTCCAAAGCCATCAGTGTAGTATATCTCTTCAAGCATTTTGACATCAACATATTTGGGTATCATTATCTCATCATCGGATGGGTTTAACGCATAATACATAACTGATGCATTAATCCAAGGCTTATCATCTGTATAAATTGGATAGTCAGTTATCTGATAATGACCTAACCCTAA